CATGAGCTAATGTGAGAAAGTTTGTACTTGTATGATATATCAATTATCCTACGTTGTAGTTTGTTCATAATTTTGGTTACACTTATAACCACCGTCCGTCCCATTCTTTCTCCTTGAGGCCCAAATCTTATTGCCAATATCATCATAGATATGATGACAATGAGAACAAAGCCTAATATAATCATCCAAATCTCGTTCGTGTTTTTTACTTACACTTGCCCACTCATATCTTTTAGCTGTTGTTGTCCCACAATGCTCACATAGTTTGGGTCTACCTTTGTGGACATTAATCCATTTATGTTTTGAGTGGTAATCCGCATCATTGCCCTTCCACATATGATTTTTTTCCCCAGTCTGGTTCTTAACACGCATAGTATCTGTTCTGGTATAAACTCCTTTTGGCATATTATATATCTCCGACCATATTTCTAATTGAATCACCCAAGGTAAGGCGAGGACTCCACCCAAATGAACGTGACCTGAAGTTGGTAGATACCCAATTGTCTGTATCATAGTCTCTTAAACTTCTAACAATGTTTACGTTTGCTTTCTTACCCGTGGCTTTCTCTACTAATAGCCTTACTTGTTCGTTTGTGTAGGACTCTCCGATACCTAGCTCAAAGATCCCCCTAGCACCATTGGATGATAGGTTTATAATGCCGTCTACTACGTCCTCTACGTCTATGAAGTCATGAGTGGGTTCTTTTACGAAGTTCATCTGCTCTCCATCCTTACACGACCTGATGAGCGTAGGGATAAGGTGTTGCTCTTGTTCACCCTTACCTGTTATAGAGTAGGGTCTAATAACACATATAGGTAGGTTATATCTCTCCATATAGGACAACATAATCTCCTCTGCTGCTTTCTTAGCTCTGGAATACATTGTCTGTCTTTTAAGTTTAACTGAAGAGGTGGAGATGAACACAAACGACTTGAAGTCTATGTGCTTAACGTGTTCTATAACATAGATTAGATCCATTATATTAGCCCTCATGATATCCCATGAGCCCGTGTGGTGTTCCATGTTCCCATAAGTAGACAAGAAGTAGAAGTAGTCAAAAGGTTTGTATTGTGCTGTAGTTATTGCGTTATGAGGGATAGGGATAGCGTCTATCTTTTTGCGTAAGTTTGTACCTAGAAAACCACTGCTACCCGTTATGTAGTTCATATCCTATATATCCTAATTACCTAATCCAACTATATCAGACTACTCTTGTTGCGTCAAGTTTGCAGCTCAATCATCCACTAGCAATATCTCAAAGGTTGTATTTATCCCACCAGTTGCACTGCTTATAGCACTAACTCTTATATCTGTTTTAGCTGGCATCTTTGCAGGTAGTGGGAATGGCATTACCATGAAGCTTGAACCATCACCTGAAAGTCCAAACGTTTTCTTTAATTGGAATACCCCACCGTACTGCCGCATAGCCATTTTACCAGACACTGAGTAGGTTCTATTTGTTCCTATAAGTGAGTTCGTCCCTTGTAGTAAATAACCCGTCTTACCTAACGGAATTGTATATAAAGCCATTAGTGTCTGATTGTTCCCTATCCCTATCTGTGCATAGCTTGTAGCCTTATCTGATACCGAAGCGTGGACAACTCCTGCATTATCTGTGACCCCCATGTTTCTTAATCTAAACACTCTCCACAATGGCGTGTCTAATGCAACAACTGTTGTATTAGTAAGTGTTTGTGTCTGGACTAATAGAGTTCCGTCACTTGTTAATCCCTGTACCTCTATATCCTGATTATCACCACCATCGGTAGAATATAGATGTGTGATACTAGCTGTAGCATTGGCTGGATAAGTATAAGTACCACCACCATCCCAAACATCCTCATAGGCACCACTTAATGCCGCGTTCTGCCCAAACTTTGACATAATAGAATGTCCCGCTATGTTTCCTTTTGCCACCTCTAAATAAAATTCCTTCGTATTAAAATAACTCATATTTACCACCAGCCCTCCGTTGCATTATAATGCAAATTTATAATATCACCATCATTTAATATCGCTGTCAATCCACCCCACACAGTTTCTGCACCATCACCATCTATTGTAAGTTGATTAACCGAGCTCCCACAATTTATTATCTTGAAATGTTGTCCCTCTACTCCCGCTGGAAGTGTAATTGTGAAAGCACCACCATCTGTATCACAGAATATCACATTGTCTGTTACAAGTGCTGTGTATGTGGTTGTTACTCTAGTTGTGTTTACTATTCTGCCACCATCTGTTTTCAATGAACCCAGTACACCTAAATATCCAGTACCTACCAGTTTAGGGTTAATCAATAGATTTGTACCGTCATAGTATACTGAAGCATCTTCTGCAGCTCCAAGCGTTAGAGATACGTTATCTGTGTCATATCTACCCAACGCAAGTCCTGCAGTCTGCAATATAAGCTGGTCTGCTGACATTATAGACCCCTGTTGGCAGTTGATCCACATATTCCCCCATGTACCTATGCTAAACTCTGCATACCTTAATGCACCAGCGTCTGTAGCATACCCATATACTCTTAGATACGGTCTTTCTGCACCCGTTGCTCCGTCAAACAAATTGACATCAGCACCAGCCCCGTTATTTATACTTAAATCTCCATTACTTACTTCTAGTGTACAGTTTGCGTCTAATGATATTTTTGGTGAAGTAAGACCACCTGGATCTGTTATTACCAAAGCACCAGTCATGGTGTCACCAGTATCTAGTACGAACCCCATTTCATCTGATGTTTGGTTTATCCATTTAGAAGTGCCTGAATCATAAGTCAGAAGCTCATTGTCAGCCACAGAAGTTTCTACAACGTCAGATAGATCGTCTAGGTTATAGACTGCATCTGTATCAAATACTATGAATCCCGGTTTGCTAATTTTGACCGCCCCCTTCCCTTAATTCTTTATTAAACTGATAATGACACTTTCTACATAGGCTTATATAATCATCTAAAACTCTTCTATATTTGTGGTCTATATTATGCCAGTCATAGAACGAATCTTCACGATCACAGTTTTCGCAACAAGACGCTTTTCCTTTCCACTTCTTAACCCACATATGCATAGCCTCTACACCAGCGTCATCACCTTTCCACGCATTGTTCTCATCACCTACATTTTCACCCTTCTTAAAACTTGTTGGATTCTCTTTATGTAGAGTGTATTTCATACCACGTTTTTTACTCATAATCTTTTCTGCTACTTTTTCCCAACCTGGTTTTTGTCTCCAATGTGTTTTTGCTTTTGCCATATTACTTTAGTCCTAAAAATTTTGCGGTTGTTAGAACCTTTTTCCCCAACTTTTCACCAAACGTACCTGAACCATCTGCTGCACTTGTAGCTGCATCCCATACGTCTAATGCTGAAAGTACCGTAGCAAGTGGTGGCGTAACTGGTAGTGCATTAGCCCATAAGTCTAATGGTTGTGTATTAAGTGGACTCTCAGCAGGATACATTGTCCTGAAATCATCCCAATATATATAAGCGTCTGAACCTGTCTGATCTGTTCTTCCTGATAGAGTAACTGATATCTGTCCAAATGTAGTTAGTGGCGTAAACGCTATGAAGATAAACTGCCAGTCAGTTGAATTAGCCGCCTCTGCATAACCTGTAGTCCCATTGTCATAGTCTACTGTTAGTCTAGGCATTTCGTGAGTTCCTGAATAAAAGTTAGCATTATTAACCTTGACCCAAACACCCACCATCATTTCTTTATCCTTAATATCTCCTGTAGGAATATTAAATTCCCAATCTGCGTTATAGCTTGAGTTAGTAGACTCAAACCTTAAAGCATACCCACCTGCTGTGTGTACCGTAGTGTCGGTCAATCCCGTTCCTGATGATTGCCAGTTACCGTATTTCCACCAACCCTTGTTATCTCCTACAGCGTCATTGACATCAGCAATACCGAACCTACTACCCAATACCCAATCTAATCTATCCGTTACATCTATTACTGGAGTTCCTGTAGGTGATTCAATCGTTACATCAAGATATGAACCTGACTCCAAATCCCAATCTGCTACACTAACCGCTTCGTCACCATACTCACTATCTACTTCCTTGAAATTAACCAATGTAGAAGTTTCGCAACTCCAAACAGTTATACAATTATTATATTTATTGTTGCTTATATCTATCGGATTAACTATGTTCTTTACCTCTATTGCCCTGCTTACAGAAGCGGCAGAAGTAGCCCCGTTACCCCAAAACTCATTGCCTGTCATTGTGAAGTTTACGAAGTTTTGAAAAGTCATGGGGCAAGCATAGTTAGTCTCATAAAACTTGTTATTTGTTATGGTTGCTACTTGTGGTGCGGTTGCCGAAGTACTTAAAACCGCTGTATTACCCGCACTTATCTCCAATGTAATACCGTCTAATATATAGAAAGCTCCTGAGTTAGCATCGTTTTGTATAACTTGTGGTAAAAACCAACTGTCTACAGCGTGACACCCCTCAAACTTCAATCCCGCCTCTACTACAGCGTGCGGAGCCATATGCCTATATTGCTTATATCTAAACAAACAGTCCTTGTAGTGACTCATTTCCTGTTCTGAGTCAGTAAAGTTCCACGAATAGTTATTAGCATAAGTATAGACAAAAAACCCCTTTATCATTGCTCCTTCAATGTAAAGATACTTAGGTTGGTATATTTGGACAAACAAACTTCTTGCCAATGAGTTAGTAGATTGTAGGATTACTGAATACCTTGAATTCGTGGTTAAAATTACTGGTCCATCATCTATCTTCTTGTAATTAAGGTTAGCTGTTAAAGTAATAGTAGTTCCAGAGATAGAATCAATCTCATACTCATTAGCGTCTATGTTATTAACCGAGTCATTTTTACCTATATACAAATTATCCCCCGCTACCCATACAGCACTCATGTCATCCGTTGTTACAATGTCCTTTTGTCCTGAAGCCGCATCTCCATCAAGTGTGGTATCCCTATCAGAGATTACTTCTCCATAGCATTGAAATGAGCTTTTCCTACCTTGCATCCCATATACATTACGAGCAGTCACTATTCTCGTATAAGTATAACCATCTGGATCAGCACCATTAAATGTGAATTGTTTTGCTATAGGAACAGGTGTGCTTTCTGTTCCTATCTTAATACCGCTATTAGTAGCTATTAGAAACTCGTCTTTTATTGTATAAGTATAAGAGCCTTGTAATACTTCCTCTGTCCTTAAAGCAGCTATGCCTGTTTTAGAAGTATCAACTTGGGTACATACAGCCCCACAAAAGTGATAGGTATATCCCGGGTCTATTGACTCAAGCGTTACATCATTATCAATATAGATTGGGTCAGCATAAATTACAGAGTCGTTTGTATCAGAAAAGGTAGCAGTATTATCACACCACGTTGCAAAGAAAGGCTCTGTAGCATTTCCCGCCCACTCCCAACTCTGACCAGCCCCACCAGATTGCTCCAGCTTAAATCTCCATGTTGAAGCCGCAGTAGTTACCGTGTAAGCTCCATCTCCATCAGCTAACTTAAAGGCTCTGGTATATGTTCCTGCCACAGTATCATTTGCATCTCCATCTATTTGGTCATATGTATAGGTAACAGCAGACCTATCAGTCCAAACAGTTGCTACGTTCTCTTGTAGGGTTACTTTAAGACCTCTTGTAGTTGTGTTACCAGTGTTGCGTAATCCTGGGGCTAAAACAATGCCCTGACAATCCCCAGCAGCAGCAAAATCAAGGGTGACATATCGTATTGTAGAGGCGATAAATGTTTGTTGAGCACTGGTTACTTGGTAATCTTCACAAGCATACCACCCATCCACACAAGAATGACCTGCTTGAACAGTAATATCAATCGTGCATCCCGATCCACCCGCAGGAGCAACCGTTGTAGCCTCTGTGCCTGCTGAATATCCCGATCCAACCGTAGTTCGCTCTACTGTTAAAACTATCCCACTACCGTCTACTGTTAAGACTGTTATCGTAGCGTTATTATCTCCACCTGTTAAAGTAAGAACATCATTAGCACTATAACCAGTCCCACCAGCGTTTAATGTTGGAACAGCTACAGAAGTACCATACTTACTGTTATTGTTGTCTGATATTAATAAAGCCATTATATTAAGTCTAACTTTACATTGATTGAATCAAGCTCTGCTTGTATTCTTGTCTTTGACACTTGAGCATCATCAAGCTGTGGATAGTTTTCCTTAGCCCACGTTAGAAGCTCTCGGTCTGTAGGTACACTTGGTATAGTATCAAGTTGTGCCTCAAGGTGCTTCTTGTTGTCTTCAAGCCCACTCTTTGATATAACCCCAACCCTCTCACCATCCACTATCGCATACTTGTCATCCGTTAGTTTTATTGCTTTCATTATGAATAAGATAGGACGGTTAAGTCAGTTGCTACATTGTCAAAGTTGTCGTTTGCATCCGCCCATAAAATTACTAATCCTGACGTTTCATCTATTCTGAAGGCTTGCCACGCTGCTGAAGCCTGTGCTGTCCCAACTGGAGCTTTAGCCACATAAGTATAGTTACCAGACTCTGTTAGTTTAAGATTTTGTTCACCACCACCAGTAGATACAACAAGCTCTCCCTGTGCATTAACCTTCAAGTAATATAGGTTAGATCCATCTGATCCCAACATACCCCTAACTGCTACGTTATAGTCATCATCAAATGACCAGTTCTGTATGTTCTGCTCTGAGTGTTTGTTTCCCTTTACTATGGTTGTCATCTATATTTATATCGCAACATTTCAATCTTGTCCGTCTCTTTCAGGAACTTGATGTATGCTGCTAACTTTTCAATTTGCATTGTTGTTCTTTCATTCTTGTCTATCTTGTTCAGCTTATATATCTTGCCTATCTCATCTTTTACAGCCTTGGTTTCGTTCTTCATCTCTCCCTGTTCTATCTTGTCCTTGAAGTAACCCTCTATAAAGTCTACCTCTTCTGTAAAACCTCCCAACTTATCCTTCCATGCGTCTCCTAACTTATAATGGTCTACAAGGAAGGGTTGGTGCTTAATCTCCCTATATGAAGTGAAGGGGGGTTCAGTATCTATGTCGGAAGTAACCGGTACATCCTCCTTGTAAACCACTGGCTCTGCTGGAGCCGTTTGTGTTTGTTTGCTTCTAAATGCGTTCGTTTTGCCCATATTTTGCCTTACCTTTAATGTAATCGTGTATGTCTTTAATGTTTCCTTTGTTACCCGCTCTATGCTCTTTAACAAGTGCCTCTCTCATGCTCTTTACTGCACCTGACCTGTTGTTTATCTTGCTTATGGTTCTTCTAATGTTGTCTCTTCTACCAGCGTTATCTTCTCGCTTTAACTGGTTATGTAATATTCTTACGTCTTCACTATCTCCTGTATCCATATATTTTATTTAACTAATAGTTGCTATTTCATTGTTGGCTCTATCAATGAAATGAATAGAGCCAAACAACCATTATGATGCTGGTGTCTTCGCTACCAAGATCCAATCTGAGTTTAGAATCTTAGCTGCATAAGTACCTGCCCATGAAATCTTTGATATTCGTCCTGCTGGTGAACTTCCGTCCACAATGTTAGGAAGAATGTAAAGTCTTGGCTTATCACCGCTCAAGTCATAACATCCGAAGGAGTTGTCTCCGTGGACGTATGTATTGAAGGCTGCTACTATTGATGCTTCTGATGCTGCACCTACTGCGGATATGTAATCCTTGTTAAGAAGCCACCTTACTTGATAAAGCTCTCCCATTTCTCCTTTGTAAAGTCCTTTTACATCAGAGTATGTTTTAGCGTTTACCCATGTGTCCTCTCCTAACAATTGGTATTTTGCCTGTGGAGGTGTCTTACCAATAAAGAATCCATCTTTATAAGGCATAGCCTTGTTGATTTCTAGTGTCTGGACCATTCCACGAATCATAGAAGCCGCGAAGGTATCTGATGCTGCGTATGTAGATGTGTTCTTGTCGTTAGCATAGGTTGCAGTACCATTACCCAGTTCGTTTAAGACGAGTCTGTTCAAAGACTCTCCCATGTTCTGACCTACTAACTCAATCTTTTCTGCTGAGTTCTTGTCAATACCCGTTAAGGTAAGGAACTTGGATGTCTGAACGGATTGTCCGTATTCTGATAGGGTAACTGCAATAGTAGAAGCTGTAATGTTACTCAAAGATGGGTTTGACCCTTCTCCTAGTGGGGTGGTGTTCTTTGCGATAGGTGTGTACCTAGTAAAGTTCACTGTTCGTCCCTCATTAGAAGCGTGGGTTCTTATTTGTCCACCTTCTTTTGCAATAAGCTCGTATTCTGCTCTCTTTAGAAATACTTTTTCGTAATATGTTGATACTTCTGGTGAAAGCGTTGCCGTTGTGTTTAAGTCTGCCATGTTATATTGTCACCACCTTTCTGTTTAGCTAAATGTGTTTATAACTTAGTAGACAGTCTCCAGCTCTGCTTCCAATTCTTCAATTGTCTTTTCGTCTAGTGTCTTGTCTACTGATTTTACAGTTACAGGCTTAAGAGCACCTTCCGAGACTTGTTTAGTGAGGTTCTTTTTCTCCTTACTAACAGCCCTTTCTGCCGCTCCCTTATATGGTCTCATGTATTTCTCTGTTAATTTAATAACTGATTTACTTGGATCCTTCTGGATCTCCAACCATACCGCAGTTGTTACTGCATCATTCACATCTGTGTCAAATTGATCGCTCTTTTTATCAAGCTCTGGATAAGTTTTGACAGCTTCTAGTGCCTCGGAGTTAATCCTTCGCACAGTATCTGACCTCTCATTCTCCAGACGAACTATTGTCCTTAGGTCATCTATAGTTAGCTCGCGTTCTGCACCTTCATTGTCGGGTGTAAACTGAGGGGGTGTTTCCCCTTCTTGTGGGACTTGACCACTTGTATGTTCCGCTAGCTTTTCCTCTAGACTCTGGACCTCTGCTTTCGCTTTGTTCTTCTCTTCAACCAATTTGTGAATGCGCTTCTCTGCTCCTGTAACCTTCTTATCCTCCGCTTTGGGTTCTTCGGTAGATGTTTCAGTTTTCTCTGATGTTACCTCCGACTCCTCAACTTCTGATACATTTTCTTCTTCGGCTGGCGTTTCCGAAGGGATGTTTTTATCATCCTCATTTACCGCCTCTTTTGGTTCATTAGGCATATAGCTTTATTGAACTAATAATCAGCTCCGTAACGTGGAACAGTCATACGTCTAACCTCTAACCGCTAAGTTAGAAGCTAAACCCCGATTGTCCTCTTTTCAATGAGCGGTTTCCCTTCCTCGTCTTCTCCTACCATCATCTTGTCCATTCCTATATATACTGCGTGTTGTAACTCGCAACTTACGCAAACCAGATACGGGCCACGTTGCTTAAATCTGCATAGAGCATTGGGTATAAACTCGTACTCCCTTTGCAATACTTCAGTCTCTGGTACAACCTCATCGTCTTCATTGTTCTTTACTTGTGATGTCATTAACTTCTTCTACCGAATCCTCAACCTTGTTAATAATAGAGTTCAGCAATTCCTTCCCTAATACTGCGAACAATACATCGTTCTTAATCTGTGTCTCCCCTAGATTACCTAATACAGACTCTGATAGTCTTTTATCCAGTCCGTTCTTCAACACCTCCATGTGTTCTTTAAGTATGCCCCAGCCTGCTGTACCTGATAGAGCTGTTAGCTTTGCGTCATCTACATCTATCCCTTTCTTCTTAGCATCTATCTTAGCTCTATCTTCCCAGACGCTTCTTATGTCTCCCACTGGCTTTAGTGCTCCTTTCATACTTGTGGTTGTGGTGGAACTTGTGATATGTTGGGTTGACCTTGTGGCTGTCCGCCTTGCATACCTTCAACCATCTGTACAAAGGCATCTTGATGCTCTTGTAAGGCTTGTTCATCCTCTTGTGCTCCTGGACTATCAACATCCTTGGTAACTACTATGTCTTCCCATTCATCTATGTTCTTAGATATGATCTTGGTCAACAGGTTGCTAAAGTTCACAGTAGTGCCTTCCTTCTGTAGTCTTTGTTCTACATAAGGTCCTATTTGTGGGTTAGACAACCATGCGAATACTCCTTGTAGGTTCTCAAGCTGTTTCTGTTGATCTACTGCAAAGGATGATCCGGGCATTTGTTCATAGTCATATAGAATTGACCCTGTCTTACCTTTGTTGATCTTCAACTTGCCCGACTCTTCATCGTACATCTCTCCTATCTCTGGGTATTGCCCTGATAGTTGTCTTATCTCATCTGCGAACATTCTAATCTCCACGGCACTTGATTGTTTCTTACTCATCATGTTGACGAACTTCTTGTTCACCTGAGTTATATATAGATCTACATAGAATCTGTCCCATGCGTCTCTTGCATTCTCTCTGGATGCTTGCTGTTTCAAAGCCTCTGGTGTCTTACCGAAAGAGCTATCTGTCTCTGCACTTACTGTTGTGTCTGTAGTACCGAATAGGTTAAGCAGTGAAGCATTAGCGAGGTTGTATACCGCTGAGTGCGTCTGCATTCCTAACGGGTTCAACTCTAATGCTTTGGCTACGTTATTGATATTCCCTCTAACTAACCAATTAGCTCCTGCTTGTCTCCTTATTGTTGATTTAATTACTGCGTCCTTGTTGATTACCACTGGTGGGTATATGCTCATCTTTGCACTATCCAAGGCTAGATTCCATGAGGAGTTGATTGCATACTGCATACTCTTTCCTCTCTCAGCATCTCCGAGTGACATAAAGTCATCATCTAGTGGTATACCGTACTTGTTCACTACTGGTAGCTCCCCATCATCGTTAGGGTTCTTACTGTCTCGTAGTATTTCGTAGTCTACCTGTGGTACTGAGTATACCCATCTATCTCTCTCAAACTGCATCAACACTTCATAATAGCCCTTCATGCGTGGTGTTGATTGGTCTGGGTATGCGTCACTCTCACGTCTTGATAGCTCGTCATCGTCCCTATTGGATTTATTACCTGATGATTTCTTTAGTGCTGTAAGTATCTTGCTAACGTTCTTGTATCCGTGCTGAGACTTGATATCCTCAAAGAAGGATAGTGGTCTCCATGTCCTTACTATGATATGGTCGGAGTCATCTAATGATACTGCTCCTACCTGTGGGAACACATCTCTTATGTTAAGTAAGAAGAGATCTGGTCCTACATAACCATTCTCACGTACTACCCAATCTATTAAGGCGAACGAGTTACCATATAGCTTACTCTTCCTATGCATCATTCTGTGTTTGACAAGTAGTGGAAGTTGTGAGTTTGCGTTAGGAATAATATACTTATCTAGTATAAGATTCATAAGCTGTGCAGATCCTAAGTCGTTCTTAGATATAGCTTTCACCTTGCCTGTACCAGTTGTCGCCATCACACGGGCTTCACTCTCTAATATCATTGTGGAGATCTTGTGATCAAAGACTCTGGAGTTGGCGGTCTGTGAGATTCTATCCTTAAGTACACCGTAGAATATGTTTTCTAATTCATCCCATAAGTCACGTTTAGCACGAAGACTTTCCCGGGATGCGTGGTGACGGTCTCGTATTTGTGTTTGTAGATCGTTCATATATATAAAAAGAACCTCAGCCATTACGACTGAGGTGTAAATACTTGTTATGTATTCATAACCTATCTAACAACACTATATACTATCACTCATTCTGTGTCAAGTATTTCTCCATTGCTTTGACTGACATGAAGTGTTTACCTTGTAGTTTCTTATTCTTACAAGGCTCTTTACTTGCTACTTTTATGTTCTCTACTTTGTTATGAAGAACCCACGGTTTGTACTTTGCTATCTCATTCATTGGGTCATCTGTTGCATAACGATATAGCTTATTACCTTTAATCTCTACATATCCCGAGTACAAAGTAACCCCATCGTTTAAGATCATCCCTGTCTGGTCACATACTATCCAGTCATTTTTTATCATTATTTCTCCACCTCCATCCATCTTTGGTAATAATTGCTTCTTCACCACACGCTTCACACCAAACCTTGTTTTTTGTTTGTGTGTGGTTAGCAACAAAATGTTCTCCTTTTAAACAGTTGTTTATTTTCCAATCATTTTTGTACATACTTTTTTCTTTTACTCTTCGTAACTTTTAATGATGAAAGTACTGGCTCACCATTGTTGTTTATGAATATAGTATACGCACTCGTGCCATATTGCAACTCTTGTGCATCTTTCTCTATCATTGCATGGAATAGCGTTTTAGCTTTACTTATTTTGTCCATATACTACAAACTCTCTTATAACAAAGTCAACTATCTTACCTGAACTGTACCTTAGCTCAAAGTGATACCACTTGTTCTTGTGTCTTTGCATCTCATTATCAATATCTATATGTGCTTCGAGGTTCTCTCTTCTTATCTGTAGGTCTATAATCATAAATATAGCCCCGTTGTGGGGTCAAATAACTTTTCCTCTGGGAAGTGGTCATCGTCATCTAATGGTCGTAAACTATCCATACCATATCTTACTGCATCCATTGCGTGATTGAATATAACATCTGGCGTGTTGATTATCTTACCTTCCTTGTCTGTCTGCCACAGATAGTTTCTATACTCCTTTAAGATATTAGTGCTTCTCTTAGTTACCGAGATCCTTTGTTGTTGTACGTACTGTATACCTTGATTAACGCTATCTCTACCCTTCTTAGCTCCTATCACACTCACTCCGTAACTTACTATCTCATCTATACTCTTAGGCTCTGCACTGTCTGCTACCACTAATGCCCTTGGGTAGTTGATAAGTATGTCAGATATTTGTTTGTTAGATAATCCTTTTTGATATATTATCTCATCTAGTACGTAGCCTCCATTGTAGTAATGTATAGCCACTATTGATGTAGGATCGTTTGAGTAGCCAAAGTCCATACCATACCTCTCTAATCTTGCCTCGTGTGGTACTTCACTCACTGTCTTCCAGTCCGTGTATATTCTACCCTCCGCCTCTCCTAGTTCTCCTAGTCCGTATACCTTCCACCAGTTCTTGTTATATTTCCTAACCTCTATTGCCTCTACTACTGTCTTAGCTAAACCCTCATTGTCTTTGTATGTTAGCTTGAGGAAGTCATGATCATGGTTGGGTGCTACCTCATCATACCACCAGAACTCACTAACAGGATTCCAGTCAAGCCATATGATCTTAGATGTTCTTACTTCTAATTGTGTATATGTCTCATAGGAGATGTTGTTTGCCTCGTTTATGAATAGTACTTGTCTGCGTGGACCCCTTACCTTACCTGGTTGATCTGCTGAGAAGAACTCTAGCTTAGTTGTACCAAAGTTATATGTGTAGTCTGTCTTATTCCATTTATCAGGTTCCCAATACTTATGCTGTTGCATTATATTCTCAAAGTCTCGTATGGCTCCTCGTTTAAGATGTGGGAA